CCTTCCTCCGCTGTTTACTGTCAGTGTTACTCCACTCGCAACTGTAATCGGTCCTGCTATCATTGCGTTCTCTGTCGATTCGATAGTTGTGTTTGCAGTAACCTCTTTGAGTGTAATTTTAAATCCTATACTTTTTCCTATTCTACTTAATGCCATTATGCTAAGTCTCCTGCTACTCCGATGTAAAAAGGGTCTACATCAATAGTTGTGCTATCAAAACCCTGTCTTGTCAAAAGGTCATGGTGATCTGTAGAGTTTGATTGTGTACCAATATCAGTTTGTGCAACTTCTCCTGTTAATATAGCATAGTTTGTGTTTGACATATTATTTGTGTAAGCATTTGCATATGTTCCTGTGCCACCATCTGTTGTACCTGACATATTAAAACTATCTCTAAAGTTAACTGTACCTGTACCATCAAATTGATACCATGCTTTTATTAACCCTTGTTGCAGATTAGTTGTGGCAGTACCTTCACCTTGTACTGTTATAGAATTTCCACCTAAATTTTTATTAAGAGTAATATTACCTGTACTCGCATCAAGTGATATTACGTCACTGTCACTGTTAGGTATCTGTATCTTTGTTAGTTTAAGTGTACTTACCACTTTTTACTCCGGTTTTGTTGGCCATGTAATATTACTTAACGCATCATCTACTGGCGTTGTCTTTGTTATATCTCTTAGCGCTTGTCTGTAGGTCTTCCAATCAGCTGACATTATTACATCTGAGTTTCCTATCCAGTCAGTCTCTGCTAAAAGATTATTACGTCTCATTCTTAAATCAGCCATTCTACGCACAGGAGCTCCATCGGACCATGCCTTTTCTTCGGCATCTCTCGCCGCTTCTTCTTCTGCCGTAAACTGGATCCTTTCTCCGTTTACCATCTTAAATCTTGGCATTTTTTTCTCCTATTGAAAATAACATTTTACAATTCCATCATCTATGTTTCCAGAAAACGCATATACTCTCACTGCATCTAATGTGTTATTCGAACCTAAAAAACATTTACCTGCAGCATGAAGGCTTCCGCTAGGATAACCAGCACTATTACAAGTGTTATTGAATGCCCATGTATCTAGCGTTGTACAAGTAAATCTTGCAATACCGTTAAAGGCGTTATCTGTTGCATTAAATCCATAAGCCATTGGAAATTGACCGGTATAGTTAGTTGCTCCTTTAGAGCTGCTTGATATAACATACATTGAACCTGCTACATATCCTGAAGTTAAGAAACTACCACCGGTAGATAGTCTGAACCCCATTTCACTTGAAGACGCCGCACTTAAATTATGATAGACTATTTTTACACTAGTAGTTCCGGCTGGTACACTAAAATCAATACTCGACACTGCAGACGATACTGTTGTCACTGAAGTTACAGCAGGTTTAAAGTTAGTCATTTTCATATCTGACATCACACCGTCAGAACCAATAGTAAAAGCCGTGGTGTCAGAATCAAACTTAATGTTTTGAGTTTCGATATTTGATACTATTAATCTACTCATTTATATGATCCATTATTGTGACGCTCCTAGCCTAACAAAACTAAAAGCAGTTTGATTTCTACTAGAGTGACCTACAAGTATACCATTAGCCATACTATTAGCAGTAAATCTGACTTTAATTGTACTTATATTAGTAACATTTATAAAATATTCAGAAAAATGTGTACCATACCATTGACCACCAGCAGTACTACCAGCCCATGCAACTGCTGCAATTTCGTAACTTGCACCACTATTACTTGAAACTTGTGTGTTTACCCCAACTGCACCATCATTACCAGATGGAATATACATATGTGCCATAACGCCTATACGATATAGACCAGTAGCAGGGAAAGTAAAAACACCTGAACTCTCTGTCATTCCTGTGCCTATTTTAGAAAAAGTTGCATTGTCCACTCTTTCAAAATTTGATGTTATAGCTGCATCTACTGGATTTGTTAAATCAGCAGTTAATCTAAATTGATCAGCTTGACTAATAAATGCTCCTGTAACTGGTTTATTAAACGTAACGTTACCACTACCGTCGAGTGTCAATGTGTCACTATCTTGTCCAGTTCCTCTTATACTATCTACTTTTAAAATACTTGCCATTATACTATACTTAAGTTACCTTGTAGTGTTAACGTTTGACCACTATCAATTGAAAGAGGACCAGCAACCATTGCGTTCTTATCAGAATCAATAGTCACGCTTGTATCAAGGTTTTGATCGTTTAATCTAAATACAATATTAGATCCTGTAGGAAAAGCTTTTTCCGTAAGAAAACCTGACTTTGCTGTTTCTCTTGCTCTCGTCATTAGCTAGCTCTTGTTGGCCATGTTATTGAATTTGCAACTAATTCACCGGCAGCGTCTGTTGTCGGTTTTGCAGAAGCAGGTAAATCTCTTAATGCTTGCATATAAGTTTTCAACTTAGAGTCAACTGCAGCACCTGATGAGTAAGCTTTAATGACTTCCCAATCTAAAGCTGCAAGTTTTGCGTCTCTTTCAACACGAAGTAATCTCATTCCTTCGGCTGCATCAAGTTCAGCAATCTTATCGTTTATTTCTTTTTCGGTAGGTTGTAATTGAGATTTATCAAGCCATTCCAAACCAGAATGCTGATCACCTCTTAAAACCCACTCTGCACCCGGTTTTAAAGCCTGTAGTGCGGCTGGAATATCATATTTCATTTAAATCTCCTTTTAATATGACTATTTATAATAATTGTTATCCTTTAATTTCCATTGCGGTTATTGTAGAAATATATGATCCGTCATCGCCAGCTGTATTCGAATTGTAAGGACGATTATATTTTATAGCTTCTCCATTCCAAGTATCAGATGCATATAGCGCATAAGTAATTGCAGATGTAGTTGAAGGGCTATCTAAATAATTTATAGTTCTAACAATACACTCGTATTGGCTTTCTGCTCTATTCGTTAAGGGAACAGTTGCTCTTGGCGAGCTACTACTTGCAATTCCTATTCCAACTGCAGTTGAATCTCTATAAAGATATAATTGGTGGTTACCATGCGTATTGTGACCTATTACTATATTTGCTAGGATCATTATTTTATTTGAAGAACTAGCAGGTGTTATAGAAACATTCATTCCAGTTATAGCTGCAGGTGTTGAACCAGTTACTATAGAAAGATGATCAGTAACAACAGTTTGTTTTGTTTGAATTATAGAACCTACAGGCATTGCCGTCAACGGTGTTTGATCTAGATCTACTAATCTTGGTTTTGCTCTTTGTATCGGCATTATGCGAGGTCTCCCATAGTATGTAAATTTACTACCTCATGGTCATCTTGAACAGTAGTATTACTTCCACAATAAACTTGATAACTTCCTACTGCGTGTTCATTTACAGCAGGTCCTTGTCTTGCTGCACTTGAAGTTCCAGTTGCATAAAAACACATAGTGCCACTTACAGAATAGTCATCATTCCCCATGTCGTTAGCTATTGTAACTTGATAGTCACCAGTACCATTATCTGTTATTGAAGTAGTATTAAATGAATCAACTATGGCTATAGTTCCAGTTCCATTAAAATGTATCCATTGTTTACACAACCCTTGTTGCAAATTAGTTGTAGCACTACCTTCACCTTGTACTGGTATAGATCCTGCAGTCGTTTTACCAGTTAACTTATCTGTTTTAACTTCATTAATATTAACGGGATCTCCACCAGATGTATTTTTAAAATTATCAGCAAATATCGTACTCATCCTGCGATCTCCATTGCTGTAATAGTGCTTAATCTTCCACTATTTCCTATATTAACAGTACCACTATTTGTATTTTGAAATTTAGGAATATAAGTAATAGCACTTGTTGTATTCGGTGAATCAAGATATTCAACATGACACATTAACTGATCTTCAGCACCAACAGTATAAATTGAACCCATACCATAACTATATGAACTACCAAATCTTGTTTCAGAACCTCCGACTGATCTTGCTAAATCCCAAGCCAAGTGTTTACTTGCTCCTGATAAAAATCCCCATATATTATAAGCTACAAATATTTTGCTAGACGCAGAGTGCGGAGTAATTGACACTTGTGTATCAGAATGTGAACTATGCCAACTTGAACCTCCTGATATCGATACTGTTCCACCGCCAGAGCTTTGAACTACTTGTATCACATGACCCGGTGCTTGTAATACATCTCCACTTGCAATTGTAATAGCGTTTCCAGTTCTTGCCGCAATTTTATTTACATTTATTTGACCGGTCATGCTAGGTCTCCCATAAATTGTCCAAAGTATCTAAAAGCATCATTTAAAGAACTCCCATCCCAACAATAATAACCTAATGCAGAAGTGCTGTAAGTGTCGTTATTTCTGTCATGGTTTAACAATCTTGTATCATTGTAGCCGCCACCGTCAAAAACTTGACCAACAAAACTGTAATCATCATTTGCAAAATTATTAGAAAAGTTTGTTATTGTTTTTCCAGTAGCAGTATCGGTCTGACTTGATACATTAAAACTACCATAAACTGTGTTGCCAGGGTTGCTGTCATCATCTTGTTCATAGCTGATCCAAACTTTACACAACCCTTGTCGTAAACTTGTTGTTGCCGCACCGCCTTCACTTTTAACATTACCATCACCAGTTGTGGCAACAGTTAACATACTGTTTCCATTAGTGTGTTGTAATTCTGTAAGTCCTACTATTCCTGCCATTATATCACCGTAAAGTTTCCGTTAACTGTTATGTTTACACCAGAGTCAACTGTAATTGGACCAATTACTGATGCATTTTTACCTGAGTCAATTGTTATGCTACTAATAATATTTTGCGTATTAACTCTTATCGGTACATTATTTATAACTATCGATGAATCTAGATTGCCTACAGCAACAGATTGATCTGCAAGTTTTCCCGATGTTACCGATCCATCAACCGGTACAAATACTGAACTCTTTATTCCAAGATCTACAACTCTTAATACTGAATCTGAATCAAGTGCTGAATCAAATGATATTGTATTACTTACGAGTGTAAAGTTATTTTGTGCTTGTATGACACCGTCGATTGATACAAGTAGTGCACCTTTTGCTGAAGGTGTAAATGATAATGTACAACTATCCGATTCACCTTGAAATACTCTTGTAAATTCATCAAATGTCTTTAAGTTTGCCGCAAGTTTATCTTCTGTAATACTACCTGTTGTAATTGAAGCACCAGAGTTACCCATCACTAAGGCAAAGCATGAATCACCAGAATCAGGCGCGGTCGTAAATACGAGATTATTACCACCTGCTTGAAGTACAAAGTCTGTAGTTGGTTGTTGTATAACACCGTTGAGAGAAAGTATTAATTGATTTACATCACCAACTTGTTTTCCAAGAGGAAATGACACGTTAGAAGCGTTGAACGTCCAAGATGAAACATCAACTTTTCTAAATTCTCCAAATTGTGGTGCTCTGCCTAAGTATGCCATTAGATTCCTTAAATAACGTTTAAATTAAAACTCATAGATATTCTTTCTTCTTCACTATTATTAGGTTCAACAAAATGTTCTAAATAAGAAGGAAACAATAAAAATAAACCTTCTTTGATATTAACATATCTTAATTCACCATTATCATACCTGTCAACTAAGAATGAATTTGATATAGCTCCGGGTCTAGGATCTCTAAAAGCTAATCTTCCGCAGTTTTTAGGTGTTTTGACATAATAAACTCCAGAAAAAGTATAACCTCCGTGTTGATGAATTGTGTTCCAATCATTTTTTTTATTTACATTAATCCAAATTTCTGGTATATCTATCTGTTGTATTCCTAAATTTATGTTTTTACAAAAGCTATCAATATAACTTATTAATGGACTTAACTCTATCTTATTATTTTGTATATTACTCTGCCAACCACCAACATTAGACTTAGAAACAGATGATTCTTTTTCAGATTTTTCTAAAATCCAGTTAACAATATCTACTTCAAAATTAATTTTTTCAACACTATAAAAATAAGGTGTTGCCCACAATTGTTCTTTATTTATATTCATAATCAACTAGGCTCCTCTGGAAAAGAAAATCCTTCATCATTCATGCTTGTATACGTCTTTGTTATATCTCTTAATGATTGTCTGTAAGTTATCCATTCAGCTTTTTTAGAATCAGTTAATTTTGTATCAGGTAACTGCGTCCAATCTGAATTTATTAATCTTGCATTTCTATTTGCTCTTAGTAATTGTAATTCTGTTTCTGAACTCATTATAACCTCTACGTTTTTATTATGTATAACACGGAAGCATTAACCGGTCTTGTTTCATCTCCAGTTCTTGGAGTGCCTTGTGAATTTATTTCTTCTGGTGCAGTTGTATTGAAATGGTATGTTGTACCATATGCATTGTTACCAATCGCATATGAAGAATAAGTTTGATAACTAGTACCAGGCGACATAATTGTTCGGTGCTTGTGATCTTGCATTTGATCATTTTCAATAGTACCAACAGCTGGTGCAGAAAAGTCTGTGCCTTTTGCCATATTAGCTGTACCATGTGTACCAGTACCTCTAAGAAACATTGCTCTTAAATCAGGAACATTAAATGTACTTGATCCATCACCAGCACCCCAAGTTGTACCTATTGCTGAAAATAAATTTGCATATGTGCTTCTTGAAATTGCAGAACCATCACAAGATAAATAATCACTAGGAACTGAAGTTCCAGCATAAGCTATAATAGAACCAGAAATAGCTCCTCCAGCACCAGCAACTGTGCCAGTAAAAGTATAATTTTTTGTAAGATTTAATTCTGAAGGACCAATGGCATTTGCTGCAATATTTGATGAGTCTAAGTCAAAGTTTGTGTGCAAATGACTAGTAGTAATTATATTATCGCCTAAGCCTGAAGATTTTATCTTAGTTGTCATTGCGCAATCTCCATAACAGTAAGTGCTGTTTGTGGCGCCCAGTGGCTATCAGATGGGTACGCAAAATAATAACAAGTGTTGGTAGAATAATTATAGTAGTAGATTCTATAGTTTATCGAGCTTGTAGTGTTAGGCTTATCATAGGCTTGTATATAACTCATTTGATGAGGAGCCGATTCGCTTGCATAATAATTCATTCCGAAACCTGATGTGGCATTCGTAGCAGGCTGCCATATCGAGGTAGCAGTTCCTCCACTAATAGTGCGTACTACCTTACAGTTAGCAGAATTGTTGTTATTACTAGCAATGTGATAATAATAATTAAATTCAATTCTAATTAAGCTATTAGCAGCTGTTGGTGTAATATTAACTTGAAATTCTGACGCAGTAGGCGTCAGAGAAGTGCTAGTTATAGCGTATTGCCTTCCAAAAGCAGTTGATCCGGATCCTACTCCAGTTCCGGGAGTCGTAACACTAGTGTGATGCCCATCGTTTACACCTGCGTTTCCAAGATAATACTGTTGTATTTGAATTAATTGCCCTGGTGCTACTATGGATCCGGCAGCAGCACCAGTTATCTTATGACCACTTGTAATATTTAGAGTACTTCCAGTTGCTGCTTGTATTGTATTTGTCTTTAACGTACTCACACTATACTCCATTCACCGTTGACTGTTACCGTAAATCCTGAATCAATCTGTATCGGTCCTGCACTCATTCCGTTACTTGCAGAATCAATCGTAATATTCTCTGCGATATTATTTGCGTTTGTTCTTATTATTGAATTTGTTCCTAACCAAGGTGTATTAATATATTTAACTGCTTGACTTCCTGTTGGTTGTGCTGTATCACTTAATGTTATTGTTGGTGCTGCAACTCCGCCTGTAAATGTATCACCGCTTCGTTTTGCCGCACCACCTACGTCAGTTACTGTAACTTGTGATACTTCAACAACTTCTAATATATCATTTAAGAATGCTGCAGTTGATAATACTACGTTTGATCCTGTAGTTGTAAAGTCTCCGTCTGGAGAAAGTTTGGCACCGTTTAAGAATACATGACTTGAACTATCAACACCAGTTAACGAAACACCATTAGCGTCATTACCACTAAAAGTTGTTTGACCTTCGGTTGCAGTAAATCGAAAACGAGTTGTTCTTAACTCTACTTGATTATTTGCATTAGTACCTATGTACGCCATTATGCTAAGTCTCCTGTCCAACACATACTAATATCAGTATCATCATACAATTGAAGATTATTATTGTATGGTGAATATCCAAAACGACATCTATATAAACTCGTAGTTCTGGCAGTTGTTGCTTTTATACCTTCAACTATTCTGTGAGAACCGTCTGTATAAGCTCCTTCATCTGGGCTATGAGTAACACAATAAAGAGCATTCCCCATAGCATTAGTTACGTTTGCGGTTGCATCACCTGTCTGATTATCTGTTATACTTGATGCGTTAAAACTATCTACTAAAGACATGTTGTCAATCCTAAACCAAGCTTTTTGTAGTCCTTGTTGCAAGTTAGTAGTATTAGTGCCTTCACCTTGTACAGTTACAGAACCTGCAGTTGTCTTACCTTTAATGGTGTCAATCTTAACAGTGTCGTTAAATGTAATATCATTACCGACTTTTGCCTCGATCTCATTTACGACTACACGGCTCATCCTGCGATTTCCATTACGGTAAAATTACTCATTGTAGAACCTTCAGTTCTTTCATTAATGGCCATTGCTCCAGCTCCGCTGTTACTTCTTGATCTAAACTTTACGTGATAAGTAATTGAATCTCC